ATGTTAAAAATATAATTAAATCTGGTCAGTTCTATCCATTATTCATTACAGGTCTTTCTGGTAATGGTAAAACAATGTCAGTTACACAGGCGTGTGCTGAATTGAAAAAAGAATTAATCAGAGTTAATATCACTATTGAAACAGATGAAGATGATTTGTTAGGTGGTTATAGACTTAAAGATGGTCAGACTGTATGGCAGAATGGTCCAGTAATTGAAGCGATGGAAAGAGGCGCAGTTCTTTTACTTGATGAGATTGATTTGGCATCAAATAAAATTATGTGTTTACAACCAATCCTTGAAGGTTCTGGTGTCTTTGTTAAGAAGATTAACAAATTCGTTAAACCTAAAGATGGCTTTAATGTGATCGCCACTGCGAATACTAAAGGTCAAGGTTCAGAAGATGGTAAGTTTATCGGTACCAATGTATTGAACGAAGCGTTTTTAGAAAGGTTTCCAATTACGTTTGAACAATCTTACCCAACTTCTAAAACAGAAAAAAAGATATTATCAAATACCTTAAAAGCCGCTGGTAAAAAAGATGACAAGTTTGTAGATAATCTTACTACTTGGGCTGACGTTATCAGAAAAACATATTTTGATGGTGGCGTTGATGAGGTTATATCAACTAGAAGATTGGTACATATCACACAAGCTTATTCTATCTTTGATAATAAGATGAAGGCAATTCAAATGTGTACTAATAGATTTGATGATGATACAAAAAATTCGTTTGTAGAGTTATATACAAAGGTTGACTCTGGCGCTAGTGTCGAAGACATTATTGAGGGTCAGAGAAAAGCCGAGTTAGACTCTCAATTGAATGACAATGATAGTGAGTCGGAAACAGAAGAAGACAATTCTTATGATTCTTAATCTATCAAATCATAGTGTAGTCCTAGGGGGTGGGGTAGTGCCCACCCTCGTTTTACACAAAAGGGGAGGAGGTAAAATAGTTTGAGTATTACAGTAGAAGTAAGAAAAGGTAATTTAGAACAAGCGATGCGTGTACTAAAAAAGAAAGTACAAAAAGAAGGTATCATAAAAGATTATAGAGCAAAATCTGTTTATGAAAAGCCTAGTGAGAAAAAAAGACGTAAGAAAAAAGAAGGTATTGCTAACTTTAAAAAGAACCAAAAGAAGTTAAGACAACAAAGAGGTTTTTAAGTTTTACGCCATAATTTGTATTATATATATTATGGTTAGGGCAGTTCGTAAGTCCTTGACGGCGTAAAAACCCGATAAATTTTATCGGTGTCGCAAATCGCTGTTTTGCCACTTTACAGCGTGAACAACAAAGTGGCACTTGAAATTTATATAAAGATGTTTATATAAATAAATGTAGAACGCCAAAATGGGTTCTATTTAAAATAAACTTGCTTAACAAAAGGAGTTATAATGACTAATAAAGCATTAAGTATATTCAATCAATTAAGACCAGTAACCGTTGGGTTTGATAACGTGTTCGACCATTTTGAAAGAATGATGGACGACCATAATTTCAACGAAATGGTTAGATATAACTATCCACCATACAATATCGTAAAGACAGGTAAAAATACCTATGATATTGAACTAGCACTTGCTGGATTCGGTAAAAAAGATATTGAAATTAATATGGAAGATGGTATCTTAAATATCAAGTCATCTGTAGAAGCAACTAAAGATAAAGATGAGGATGGAGTAATCCATAAAGGTATCGCTAAAAGATACTTCTCTAAATCTTTTACAATCGCTGAAGATGTTGAAGTTAAGGGCGCTGAATTAAAAGATGGTCTTTTAAAAGTGTCTTTAGAGAGAATTGTTCCAGAGTCTAAAAAACCAAGAACAATAAACATTAAGTAAATAAAAACTAACATAGAGGGCGCTCACACTTGACAGAGCGCCCTTTTTGTGTATAATGAGTATAACATTAATATATTAATAGGAGTTTGAAATGGAACTAAAAGAAAGTAAAACAAAAGATAACTTACGAGCCGCATTTCAAGGCGAGTCAGAAGCAAATAGAAGATACCTTTACTTTGCTCAAAAGGCAGATATAGAAGGTGCCAACGAAGTAGCACAAGTATTCAGATCAACAGCGGAAGGCGAAACAGGTCACGCACACGGTCATTTAGAATATTTGGAAGATGTAGGTGACCCTGCAACTGGCGAACCAATGGGTAGTACAGAACAAAATCTAAACTCAGCAATCAAAGGCGAAATACACGAATACACAGATATGTATCCTGGTATGGCGAGAACTGCTAGAGAAGAAGGTTTTGATGAAATCGCTGATTGGTTTGAAACATTAGCGAAAGCTGAGAAATCACACGCAGGTAAGTTTCAAAAAACATTAGATGCTTATAAGGCAGCGTAATAACATTGACAAACGGACTATACTATGATATATTATACTATATTAAATTATGAAAAGGAGTGAAATAATATGAACCTATCAAGTGACACTTTATCAGTGTTAAAAAACTTTTCTGACATTAATCAAAATTTATTGATTAAACCAGGAAACAAAGTACAAACTATTTCTACATTAAAAAATATTTTAGCAGAAGCTGAAGTATCAGAAAAGTTTGAAAGTGAATTTGCAATCTATGACTTACCTGAATTTTTAAGATCAGTTGAGTTGTTTGATAAACCAGAACTAAAATTTAATGGTGGTGGTTATGTAAATATCACAAAAGGAAATACAAAAGGTATTAAGTATTTCTTTTCAGATAAGTCGGTAATAGTATCACCGTCTAAATCTATTAATATACCAGATAAACACGTTACATTTACTTTAAAAAAAGAAGACTTTACAGAATTGATGAAAGGTGCAACTACTTTAAATGTACCTGATATATCAGTTGAGAGTGATGGTAAGTCTATTAAAATGGTAGCAACAGATAAGAAGAATAAAACATCTAACGAGTATTCTGTTAATGTTGGTGAATCTGATAAGAAGTTTAAAGCTTATTTTAAAACAGAAAACTTTAAACAAATTGTTGATGATTATGATGTTGCAATATCAAAAGCAAAGATTTCTCACTTTGTAAATAGAAATAAACCTGTACAATATTGGATAGCATTAGAACCTGATAGTGAGTTTTAAATGTCAGAAGTCTATAAACTAGAAGACGGTACTGAATACAAATCAGATGACTACATCAAAGTAGAAACCAGAGAATATCACCAAACAACACATTATCTTAATAGACAAATTGCTGTTGAAGATATAATAAGTGAGTTTGGTGATCTACCTACTTTTGAAAAAGGTTTATACTTTGATTGGAGTAACTATCAAAATGCTAGTGATGAAGATAAAGAACTAGCTGACAAAGTCCAAGAATTTGTTGATGAACACGATTATGACCGTGAAGAAGATTGTTGGACAATGAACAAAGGTGGTTATGATGTTGACCGTGAAATTGTAAATGAGTTTACAATGGAATCCCCTAATTAATGAATAAAGTGAGGTTTATATTATGTCAGAGTTTTTATGGGTTGAAAAGTATCGACCTAAAAAAATTAGTGAGTGTATTCTTACAGAAGATTTAAAGAGTACATTTACACAATTTCTAAAACAAAAAGAGATACCTAATCTACTATTATCAGGTAGTGCTGGTACTGGTAAGACAACAGTCGCCAGAGCACTATGTGAAGAATTACATTGTGATTACATTATCATCAATGGTTCAGATGAAGGTAGACAAATTGATACAGTAAGAAGTAAAATTAAAAACTTTGCTTCAACAGTATCTCTTACAGAAGACGCCAATCATAAAGTAATAATCATAGACGAAGCTGATTATATGAACGCAGAATCAGTACAACCTGCGTTAAGAAATTTTATCGAAACATTTTATAAGAACTGTAGATTTATATTTACTTGTAATTATAAGAATAAGATAATCCCAGCGTTACATAGTCGTTGTACAGTGATTGACTTTAAAATCACTAATGGTCAAGTTAAAAAGACTGCAATGGCGTTTATGAGTCGTATGGAAGATGTCTTAAAACAAGAAGATATAGAATTTGATAAAAAAGTCTTGGCAGAGTTAATACAAAAACACTATCCAGACTTTAGAAGAACTATAAACGAACTACAAAGATACTCTGTAAGAGGTAAAATTGATAGTGGTATATTGTTTAGTCTATCAGAAGTCAATACAAAAGAACTTATATCATCTTTAAAAGACAAAAGATTTAATGATATGAGAAAATGGGTTGTTCAAAATTTAGATAAAGAACCATCTCATCTCTTTAGAACAATCTATGAAATTCTATATTCAAGTTTAGACTCTAAATCTGTTCCACAATCTATATTAATTTTGGCTGGATACCAATATAAATCTGCGTTTGTGGCTGATCAGGAAATAAATATGATTGCTTGTTTAACTGAAATTATGGCAAGTTGTAAATTTAAGTAGAGAGTAGAATGGCAAAGAGAACATTATTTAGAACTTTGATAGTAAAGTTGAGAATGTGGTATGCAGATATAAGAGGTCATCACGGCAAACGTTGGGATTATGAACCAGGCGACTATTATATGGGAAGTCACAAAGGACACTTGAAACATCAAAAAAGACATTAAGTAAAAGGATTATTATATGTATGAGTTACGTGATTACCTTAACGCTATAAATTTCACTAAAGAAAACCTACTAGACACAGATGATTTAGTATGGGAAAAAAAGTATCCTCCATTCGTTATTAACAAATGTTTATCTATGCATTACGACTGTATCGCTCAGGCGAATGAGATGAATGGGTATCACTTTTTAGACAAGAAAGTCCAGTTTCATTTTTACATAAATAGTATTAGAAAAAGTAAGCGATTTGGTGGCAAGTGGCTATCACAAGCCAAATTGAATAATTTAGAGTATGTCAAAGAGTATTATGGATATAGTAATGAGAAAGCAAAACAAGCTCTCAACATACTAAAAGACGAACAAATTGAATTTATAAAAGAGACCTTGAACAAAGGTGGGAGAAAAAAATGAGCGAAGAAATTGTAAACTGGTCGCCAGAAAGTATGTTAGAGGTCACAATCAAACAACCAGACGACTTCCTAAAGATCAGAGAAACATTGACACGTATCGGTGTCGCTAGTAGAAAAGATAAAACATTATATCAATCTTGTCATATCTTACATAAACAAGGTAAATATTTCATAACACATTTTAAAGAACTATTTGCTTTAGATGGTAAGAAAGCAACATTAACAGAAAACGATATTCAAAGAAGAAATACAATATCAATTCTATTACAAGATTGGAACTTAATTGATATAGTTGACAGATCACAAGCTGAAAACAAAGCACCACTATCTCAAATTAAAGTATTACCTTTTAAAGAAAAAAAAGAATGGAACTTATCAGCAAAATATAATATTGGAAAAAAGATTGATGAAAACAAGGAAGAAGTTAATACAGAGAATGAATAAATGTTGGTTCCAAAATTTAGAGAATATTTAACAGAACAAGATTTAGACCGTAAACAAAAACCAATTACGGTTGCGATTATTACAAAATCAAATCCAAATGTTAAAAAACAAAAAGCAGGTGAAACTCCTAAAAAAGAATTAACAGTTGGATTAATTGAAAAAGCTTGTAAGAAAAAAGGTTTTGAGTGTGTTATCATTAATACTAAACACGCTATCATCACAGGAAAAGATGAAGATAAAAATACTTTAACCATTTATAATTATGATGGTAAAGATTCAGAACATACATTTATAGGTAAAGATACTGTTTGTATAACACGAGCAGGTTCTATTGAAGACGAAGCGGGTTTATCATTATTATCAGCGTTTCAAAATTCATCAGCATTTATGTTAAACACACGAGCAGCAATGTTAACGTGTGATAACAAATTAACAACAGCGTTACTATTTGAAAAGTTTGGTATACCAACACCAAAAACAGCATTTGTTTCAAATGAAAAAAACATAGAAGACGCTGTAAAATTAGTTGGTAATAAGTTTCCTATTATACTTAAAACACTAACAGGTACTCAAGGTATTGGTGTAATTAAAATTGAAACTATGGATAGTTTAGTTTCTACAATTCAAGCGTTATGGAAACACGATGCAGAAATATTAATACAAGAATATATGGAAGTAGATGGTGATGTAAGAACTTTAGTTGTAGATAATAAGATATTTGCGTCAACAAATAGAGTTGCCGCTAAAGGTGAGTTTCGTTCTAATACTCATAGAGGCGCTACACCTAAACCATATAAGTTAAGTGAAGAAGAACAAGAAGTCATTTTAAAGGCCGCTAGAGCGTCCAAAGCGTACCTTGTAGGCGTAGATCATATCATTTACAAGGGTAAACCTTATGTATTAGAAATCAATGGTAGTCCAGGCTCTGGCGCAGAATACGAAGGTTATCAATACAAAGATTACTATTCAGAACCAGAACCATCTGGCGCTATCGGTGGCGAAGAATTAATGTATGATATTATAGATTGGGTATCAAAAAGAAGTCATTGGGATAGACAAGCGAATAGTGAATGTGGTTGGTTAGAAACTGTTGAACTAGATGAACTAGGAAAAGTTAGAGCGAAGTTTGATACAGGTAATGGTTCACTTGCTTGTGCTCTACACGCTGATGAAATCATAGAAGATGGTAAAGTAGTTAAGTGGAAGTATGACGGAAAAACTTATACTAAACCAAGACACGGTACAAGTAAAGTTTATAGAGCAAATGCTGATGGTGAAGAACCATCGGAAGTAAGACCTACAATATTAATAGATATTACATTTAATGGTTTTACATATAAAGATATTGAATTTGGTTTAGACCAAAGACCACGATCAGGTTCAGATATACTAATTAATAGAGAATTAATGCGACAGATGAATGTAAGTGTCAACCCTAATAGAACTTTCGTATTAAGTAAAAGATTAAGACCAATAGAAAAAAAAGGCAAACAAGATAAAGTTGGTTTTGAAAAGAAATAACATTGACATTTAAGTCAATGTGTGTTATATTATAAACAATAAGGAGTTATTATGTCAGATGTGAAAATATTAAGACTCACCACAGGTGAAGATGTGATTGCCAAAGTCACAC